ATAGTGTTACCAACTATATCCTGTACTACACCGCTTTCACCTAGTGCAATTTGTACTTCATTTCCTACCTCAAAATTGAACTCTTCTTCCGTGGAATTTTTTTGCAAATCCTCCAAAAGGTTTTGTTGCTTTACTTGTGTTAAATCTTCTGCAACAGGTGTGCTATCATCAAAGTTATCAATAGGTTTCTTGGGACCTTTTAGTGCCCCGATCGCAGTAAATTGTACACCGCCAACCGCACCAAGGACGCCTGCATCAAATAGCCTGTCAATCTCTTGCCCTGACAACTCAAGCTCCATGCCTTTGCCGTATTTTTCAGCGGCAACATTAATGAACTCCTGCATGGCTTCCGTGCCACCCTCAACAAATAAGCCTTCGGGTAGTCCGAGTAAAAGTCTCTTAAGATAGTCTTCTGCAACTTCTCCAGTTGCGCCCGTAAGCTTTCCGAGTAATGTCGCGGCTCCTGCAAAATCAAGTCCGCCTGAAACTGCACCAAATCCTATTGCTATGCTTCTCGCTTTGCTAGGATCAATATAGTCGGGGTCACTTTCTTTGAGTTTAGTGTTGGAGTACAACTCACTGTAGATTTCCCCCATTCCTAGTCCGAGCGAGGATACTCCCGTGGATGCCATTGATCCCGTAACTGCACCCTGCCTTGCTCTTTGTTTAACCATCTCTTTGAGCAATGCCTCGGCTGAATCACTTGCGCTACCTTCCACTCGTGATGAAATAGTTTTACGCAATGCATCCTTAGCTTTTTTCTTAGCTACTGCGTATCCGATGCCTCCACCCGCACCAAATGCCGCGGCTGATTCCACAACTGATGGTAATGCTTCACCGAATCCACCCGCTAAGAATCTCGCGACTTCCGCAGGATTGCTCCATCTAACATCACTAGCCCGATCAATAGTAGGTCTATCTTGCGATGCCTCCTCGGAAAGCCCGGCGGCTTTTCCCATCAAGAAATCCTCCGCACCTTCCAAGCCTACACTGCCAGCTCCAAGTCCCAATGCTCCAACACCAGTAGATGCAAGCCCATAAGCACTACTTCTTACCCCTGAAGTAAATTCGTCAATATAGCTCTGTTCGGGGTCAGGTCTGTTTTTGAGGTCTAAGTATTCGTTATGAAAATCTGAACCAAAATTTTGGGCTATTTCATTTCCTGAGAACCCTTGACCCTCGTAATGTTGCCCAAGGAAATTAGTTAACTGCTCGTCCGTATATTGATTCGGATCGAATCCGTCTCGTAAAAGCTGTTGCTTGTATAATTCTACCCTAGTGCTTGCCATTTAAAAGTCCATTGAGTTTTGCAGTATTGCTGGATCAGGAGTTAATGTACTACTTGGATTGCCTTCTGACAACGCATTAACTAATTCTGATCCCCCAAAGTACCCCAATGCCCCACCAACGCCTTTAGAAACTAGTGTTGCCGCAGGATGTGGAAGCACGGGTGCAACTGAAGCACCAAACTTTGCTCCCAACATACCCCCGCCTGCTTCAGCTAATACGTCCCCTCTGGTTTTATAATCTCCACCAGTTTCAACATTAATTCTATTTTTCTGCGCTTCGACAATTTCTGCGACTACAGCATCCTGTTCGCTTTTGCTGAGCGCAAAAAACTCTGGGCTCATCTTAAACTCACCATGCCCACTAATCTTAATAGTTGTGGGTTTTGGCTTAGGGTTCAGGTTTGTAATATCCTGCCCGTAATATAATCCGGCACCCGCCATCTTATTGAACTACTTCCCAAGATACGGCACCAGCTGTGCCTGTATTGGATGGCTCGTTGTATGCGTTAACTAATTCGTCGGTTGCTTCCAATGCCGCTTTATCGTCGGCATTTTTTAGTGCGTTGAGAAGTTCATATCCCAAGGTTGCGACTCCACCAACTTTTAAGAACTTTGCGATTCGTCCCGAAAACTTTCCTTTTAGCTGATTTGGTATTCTAGAGATTATGCCCCTTCTAGTGTCCATGACATACTTTTCCATATCCTTTGGTTTCATCTTAAGTATATCTGCCTCCGCAGGAACCGCAGAACCACTAAATTTTGCTAATTTCTTGAAGTTGTCTACCACCCGCTTGTTACGCGCAACTAGTGTCTCGCCCTTCCTGTTCATTTTAGAAAGGTCTTGTTTAACATCTTGGAATTTGCCCTTAATTGCAGGATCGGATTTTGTGGTGGCAATATCTGCCGCGACACCAGTGGCAAGTACACCTGCAGTAGTCCGAGGGTTCTCGCTTATAAGATTTGCCCCTGCGGTGAGTGCGTTACTTCCGGCATCAACCGCCGCGCCAACCAAAGATCCAGCACCTAGGGAATTTCCTGTATCCGCAGTTGGTGGTGGCACTACTGCTCCCATGTCTTCAGGAACGGGAAGACCTCCCATGTTGGGAGCTGGAAGGGATTCAGCAGTTAGGTTGTTTATGGTCATTGGAGATACTCCTGTCTTGGTCATGAAGCCCAATGCAGTTTGGTAATTTCCATTTATTTGCTTTGCCCGTTCTGAGGTTTCTGCCTTTGCCAACTGTTGAGCCTTCTCTACCATTACAGTGTATTGCTCGGTATTGGACTCTAGTGCTTGTCGGGCATATTGTAAATAGACGGGATTAAACTGCCCATCAGCACCCATCTTTTTTAACGGCTCTGCGGGTTGTTGTCCATTAAGAGACTGTTTATAGAGCTCCTGCACAATACTGTCATCCGTGTTCATCGCCGCATTATTGTAAAGCTTCTCAAATGACTGCTGGTAGAAATCTGATTGTCCATTTTGCAGAAACCACCTTGTGTGACGACCTATTGATTCACCCAATGCTTCTCGCGTGCCATCGAATCTTTTGTCAGCAAGTGCATTCAGGCTTTGTTGATTTTTAATTAATTGCTCTGCATTTGCTTTTCTGTCATCCAACTGGCGTTGTCGTGTTCTTTCCTCCAACAACTTAGCCGCCTTAGCTTGAGCGTCACGCTTTAGCTGGTTTTCTTGCATTATAGCCTGCCTCCCGCGCTCTGCGTTAATTGCATTAAAATCCCTAGCCTGTTTCCGATCTGCGTAAAAGTTTGGGTCTTGGGACACCATAGTGGGACCCCTCGCATCCATCCGCTGTCCTGTGTTCGGAATATTTAACTGCTGTCTTTGCAGAGATAGTTGTGGGCTTGTTGCGCCAAATGACTGAATACCACCTGCCCTATTTTGATTTGCGGCGCGTGCTTGCGCCATTGCTTGTAATGGATTTATCATTTTATTTTACCCAAAAAGAGTTGGTAGATCATTTTCGAATATTTGCCTTGCGCCTCCTACTATTGCTGGCGCATTACGAAATGCATTATTCCAGCTAAATCCACCGCCACCACCGTATCCGGGATTATATGGGTTTGGGTTATAGCTAGAAACTGGTGAAGGAAGAAGTCCTGTAGATGAATAAGGTGATACATTTCTAATTAATCCACCGAGAGGATCAAGTGCAGCATCAGCATAAAATCCTGGCAATCTTGCTCGTTGTGCACCAAGTCCATCGATAAGACTTGTATTCCCAAGGCGCATGTTTCGCAGGGAGTCGTATAGTCCTCTTCGGTCATCAAGTAATGCTTGATCAATACCTAAGTTACTACCCTCTGCTCCAAGCATTTGGTCACCATAGCTTAACGCACGTAATCTGTTTTGCAGATCAGCTTGTGATCCATACACATTTGCGAGACCAGGGTTAATGTCCGAAAGTCTTTGGTATCGGTTATTCCCAATATCACCCCTTGCAAATTCTTTATCAGAATAAATTCTCCCTAAATCAGCATACCTATTTCTCTCTATGTCACCCGCCCCAAATAGTTTATCGGATCCTATTCTGCCACGATCAAAGTATCTATCCCTTGATATGTCACCAAGATTAAAGGTTTTATCGGAACTTAGCTGACCCCTATTGAATAACCTATCCATGCCAATCCGACCTAAATCCAAAGCTCTATCCCCCGCAAGGTCACCTTGCGTAAATAAGTTCCTAGAATCCACATCTCCTCTTCTGAGCATACCTTCGGAGTCAACCTGCCCTCTTTCAAATAATCCTTGTGACTCAACATCACCAAGCCTAAGTTGACCCTGTGAGTCTGCTTGCCCTCTTTGCAAAAGTCCCTGTGATAACGCCTGACCACCTTCTAGTGCACCAGCTAAGTCAGCTCCGCCTCGCTCTAAAATACCTTCAGACCTTGCTCGTCCGCTTTGTAGTCCTCCCTGCAAATTAGAGTCACCTAATCTTAGCATACCCTCGGATCCGATCCTTCCGCCTTCAAATTGCTTGCCTGAAAGTATGTCCCCCATTTGTGCGAGCCTGTCTCCCCTTAAGTTGGCTAGCTCTCTGAATCTACTAGCGTCAAGCTCACTACCTCCTCTCAAGGTGTCTGCTAGTGCCGCTGTCTGAGACTGACCGAGATTTGCTCCAATCATTCTGCTTGCCATATCGGTTCCCGTGCCTCGAGTGATTCCGGTTTGGTTGAGTGCTCTTCTTTGAGCGGCGGCTTCTTGTGTTGCGTTTGCTCTTTCAGCGGCGGCTTGCGCTAAACCACCCTCAAGTCTTCCTGCTCGTAAAGCATCGTAACTTTGATCCGTAAGTGCCTCGCGCTCGTCAAAACCTCTGCCCGAGTAATCGGCTAAAGTATCGTATCCTACTCCACTAGAACCGCCCAGCGTATCATAAGCTCCTGAAATAGAACGACCCGCATCACCGTAACTACTGTCGATGGAGTCGCCAAGAGATCCATATCCTTTTGTGATTGAGTCACCAAACCCCCCGTATCCTCTATTTATTGAATCACCCAGTGCACCGAAGCCACTGCTAATAGAGTCGCCCAATGTGCCATACCCTTGGGAAACGCCTGACCCTAGTCTTCCGAAGCCTTTTGTAACACTATCACCAAGGGTTCCGTATCCTCTATCTACAGAATCACCAAGAGCACCAAACCCTCTTTTGGAGAAATCAGATCTCTGGCCATATGAGTCTTTCGTTGAGTCATAAAGTGTTCCAAATCCAAGATCAGTGTCACCAAGCAACTGGTCGTAACCTCTTCCCGTGTAATCGGCAAAGTCCCTAAAACCTTTGTCTCTATTATCACCTAAATAGTCAAACCCTCGGTCGCTGAAGTCCCTTGCGTTATCGTAACTCCTACCCGAATAATCTGCAAGATTGTCAAAGCCCCGTCCGGAATATTTTTCCAACTCATCATAACCTTGGTCAGCTAAACCTGCTTGAGTATAAATCGAGTCCCTTAGAGCATTCGCATTACGATCTCCAGCTGCTAAAACATTGTCAGCCAATCCCTGATTGGACTGTGCCGTTCTAGTGTTCAGCCCTTTCTGCTGATTTGCCAACTCCCTAAATTGGTCCTGAAATCCTGTATAGGTATCCTCCACACTACCTTCGCCCGACCCAAATATTTTTTCCGCTTCTGTGATGCCTTGGTCAGACATTTTAAGCAGTCGCTCCATGATGGGATCGAAGTCGCCCATTCTCTCCTCGGGCGTACCAATGTAATTATTTATATTGGTTCCTGTATCATTGATTCCGTCAATTATAGAGTCACCTGCACCACGCAAGTAATCGGGAAACGGATCTACATATTCCCCGCCAACCGAAAAACCTTCGAGATAATCAGGGTCACCTGGTCTAGCTAAATATTGTTGCATTTTAGCTGTATCAGATGGGTCAATTATCCCTCCTTTGCCTCTGCTTATCAAAGAACTAGTTAAGGCTCTTTGGTTTGCCAAATCCATATCGCTTGATCCCGATGATGCAGATGCACCACCTCCATCTTGCGCACCTCCTGCAGTGCCTCCTGTTGCTCCCTCTGTTGTTCCCCCTGCGGTATCCCCTGTGGCACCTCCCGTAACACCTTCGTTAGTGTTACCATCAGGCACGCCTTCACCGCCTGTATTTCCTCCTGGGTCAGTGTAATAGGTTTTTACTGTCCCGTCAGGAAGTGTGTACTCAAATGTGCCTTTTCCTTCTCCTAGCGCAGCCTGTCTTTTGGCGTCAAAGTCTACCCTTATGTCTTCGCGCATTTGGGCAATGTCTTCTCTTTGCTTTTGCCTACCACTTGTGTCCCCAGAGTTGTTTTCGATCGTTTTATCAAGTGCTGTGACCGCCAAGCCAGCGGCTGGATTTACTAAACCGACTGCTGTACTTAATGCATCATCTATAGTCGCATCACTTATTCCAAATGTTTTGGATGAGTCAATTCCAAGTATGTCGTCTGTTACTTTAAGTGCGGCACCACCAAGCAACGTCTTTTTCTTCATCCCAAGAAACTTGTTGTCGTCTATGCCTAATACGTCATCAACAATTTTCTTTTTTATCCACTTAAATAAGCCATAAGATTGCACTGACTCCATTTGTTCGTCTGCCGAGGGTATAATGGTGTCCCCCGACCCACCAAGTTTTTTCAGTATCTCGGCTTCTAGTGGATTAATGTATGCAATACTCTCTTTTCCAAATGGACCATCGACAGGTGCATTTTTGTTAAGTACTTCGGCTGCTTTTTGTAATTGGTTCATGCTATTCTGTATAGTCTAATTGTTTCATATGCACTTGGATCATCATACAACGCACTACCTGGATTTGCGTGTTGCACGCTTTTAAGCTTACGACCTTCTATGTAGTTTGTAAACCCTGGAGGCACTCGACCTGTTCTCATGTAATTGTTTTGCACATCAAGTGAGTTTAAATTGTAGGTATGGGTTGAACCACTACTGCCACCCCAAAAAGAATCGCTCCATCCAAATAAACCCCCGCTTCCTGGAGTATTGTGAACAATGCTTCGGTTATCAGCAACTGGATCAATATCAAAAAGTGCACCTACCCCACCAGCATTTATGTTAAAACCATTCGCAAAATTTTCAGCAAAGTTTGGGCTAAATAAATAGTCATGAATATTGCTATTTGCCGAACCCACTAACACTGATGTTTGAGTGTATCCGTGCCATAAGCTGGGTAACCACAGAAAAGGTCCTCGGTTTTGTGCTCTTGTGGCATCCTCTGCAGTCATTGAATAGCCTGATGCGTCTAATCCAAATCCAAATGTATAATTTTCCAATTTATTCGATATTGTAGTGCGACCATCAAACCATACCCAAGGAACCTGCGAGTAAGCTACGCCGACATTGTATGAACCGGCAGAAGAACTGCTTGTATTTGGATTACCATCAGTCCCGTCGTTTTTGTAAACAAACTTTTCGTTTGGTGTTGAATCTGAGTTAACGTATAGATCAGTCCTGAACTTGCAACCCGGTGAACCAACGCTTCTATACCCTCCGTATAACCCTGGCACTTGTTTTAGATGCCGACCGTTCCAAGTTGGGCGCAGGGCTATTACGCACCACTGGCCGTACAGCTCGATATTTTGCTGAAATGCCCAATAGGTGCATCCTGGCGTAAAAGCGCGTGCATGGAAAAACTCAGAATTATTGGTAAATCTTTCTGCGGGAGTATAAAATTTGCCTAGTAGTTTAGTGCCATAATCAGACTCCCATCCAAGCCTTTCTGTCCTTTCGTTTGCATGGTAATCTGTGCTACTTATAGTGGCTGAGGGAAATCCTATCTGACCTTCGTTAAATGGCAGTAAATGCATAGCATCATAATCAGTATATAACGTCAGTTCGCCCGTAGACTGACTTTCGTTACCAACTACATTTTCCGTTACATACGGCACATAGGATCGATTGCTATATACATTATATGCTTCGGTTGGTATATCAGCATATGATGTTTTTGCTTCCGACCTGCAAGATACTACACTCGTCCCTAGATCGCTATTTATTGATGTATTGTCGGAGCGTATTTTGAACCGAGGCATTTGCTGTAGCACCTCTATTCCCCTTGCATGAATGTTTTCAGTAAATAAATCTTGAGATATAGCAGTCGATAAGGTTCTTGTATCAGATTGTATGCTATACTCAGTCGCACTTCTGCCTGTGTCATCTATTGTAAATTGCTCTTGTTCATGAACCACTGTTGTGCCATCAAGAATCCGGATGCTAATTTTACATCTACCCGGAAACCTTGAAAGTTCACTAGGGTAAAATACGAATGGACCGCTCTGGTTTGAGATAGTGTTAGTGACTGTCTGAGGGGCTTGTACAGGTGCTTGCCCTGGATCGCTTGCAGTCCTTGTGAGCACCCATGTCTCACCTAATACTCCACTTGGCGTTTTGGGGATGGATCCCGTGTGAGGGCTTTTATTGCTATCCCTTGATTGATAAGGGGCTGATTGTGGAACCCAAGTTAATGTACCGCCGACCGGAATTTCCTCTTTAACCGCAACCTCTCCATATACGGATACATTTTCACCACCATTCACGCCAGGATTTACAGTTAAACTGAAAGATAAGTATCCGTTCCTGTGCGCATATACTGTAGGGTACAGAGTGTGACTATAAGTACCTAGTCTTCCCCAGCCTCCCGTTATCAGAGAAGAACTAGCTGTATCAAGGCCAAAATGCGTTGCGCCTAATATAGAAACAGCTTCTGATGCATTATAAAACCGTACTGGTGACATATTACTCGATTCGACACCATCCCTAGTCAAAGTCCATTGTGTTCCCCTTGGGTCAAATGGCGTGTATATATCTTGCCCAATATCTCTCTTTGCAGACTCAGCCCATCTGTTTGCCGTTGCATCAGGATACGTCCCTTTTGGGTAATCCAAGAAATCGTAAACTATTTCTAATTCGTAACCTTTGTTAAAATATGTTGTATTTTCGGGAATTGTGATTTTCCATCCATTGCCCTGCGTTGCACTACCAGCAGTCCCAGCCCAATAATGGTAAAGTGTTAAATCTTGATCACCTGTAAATTCGGCACTTGCTAAAGATCCCGTATATGAGGTGGTAGTAACACTTGTCCATCGTGGACGATTTAAAGTTTCGTATTTTCCGCAATTTAAAATCTCATGGTGATCGAGCCAATGGTTTGCAGAATACACAAAATCACCAGATGCATCTTTTCTCCTTACGGCTGTCCCCACTTTTACCGACTCTAAATTAATTGTGTCGGTCCCATTTGCATCTGGCTGATCAATTCCAGCTACCTTCCAATCTAATATACGTTTACCGTTATATGTGTCATTATTACTAGTAAAAGTGACTTTGGTTGCTTCTATGTTTAGTTTTTCACCTGATAAAAGAACCGCACCTGTGTATCTCCTGTTGTAGAAACGGCTAGTAATAGGTTGGTATATTTCCCACCAATCATAAGAACTGTTATTCGACGGAGGATCTAACACACCGTTTCTATCAGCAAGTTTATGTATTTTGAAATAAGAAGGAAAGTCTTGTATGCCTTCCATATTCACTGTTGAGGGAAAAGTTGGATCTAGCAATACCCAATCACCTACTTGAGGTGGGTAATAATTATAGTCACTAGTATTAAAAATTCTTTCTACCTGCCTTTCGTGTATTATGTTTTCTAAACCTCCTGTGCCACTATTAAGCTCCTCTACTTTTTCGGGAGTAAAATAGGTAAAGTCAGTAATGGGAAGCCGAGCTTCAAATATAGCATATTCTGACTCCTGCATACCTGTGGCATCAGTAATCAACTCAGATAGCGTTTTAGTTCCATCAGCACCATCCAGTAAGTTATAACCCGTAGACCCTGGTAGGGAATTTCCGTTGGGCGCAACAGGTAGGTAGGCTTGTCTCCTAGTTTCTTCTGTTGCGTTTTGTATTTGTGAGTTACCGTTCTTTTCGCTTATTCCTGCATTCCACTGGACAGGATTTCCCCCCTGAAAGTCTACCCTATTAGTGTACTCGTTCATTGGCGTGTTAAGCCATTCATTTACGCTGTAATCAAATCTCAGGTAGGACTCGCGGTAATATCTTTTTTGGAAATATACTGTTTGTAGGTCCCCAATGACCGTAAGATCACCAACTTTTTCGTTAACAAGGCTAACAACAGTTGCCGGATCCGATGATGATTTCTTAAAATTATACCAATCGTCTGCGTGGTATGTCAGCTCCATTGGAAATATGGAATCTACATTAAGTAACTCACCTATCTGTCCTCTTGTAAAATAATTGCTTGAGCCATTGCCGTCCATGCCGTTAGGCAAACTTGCTGTAGCGTTCTTTTGTGCCTCAGTGAGTTCTTCTACCTGTGAGTTCCAGGCAGGATTATACACATAGGGTAAAGTGTTAAATAATACAAAGTCGTCGGTTTCAGCAGATTCCAGGCTCGCATTTTCTGTAAGCCATTGGGTGAAATTACTGCGGTAACCATCATCAAAAGTTGGTGTTGTTATCTTTTCCCATATTAAGACATTATTAAGGAAGAGCTTTTCAACATCATTACCTTCGTACAATACGGTCTCTAGCGTATCTAAATCTATCTCATCGCTTGGCATTACGTGGTAATGGTAAGCGTTTTGAGCGTTGCATCATATGCGAAAGTTGGCACGGTAACCCCACCGTCACCAGTACCTTGCCTACCCAATCTGAGTAGCTGTAAGACGTCGGGACTTTTACTTGTTCCACTAGCTACATACTCGGTAGGCGCGGAATTTCCAAATGCAGATATATACGTGTAAACTTTACCGTCTGACTCTATCCATAACCAATAGTTTTGACTAATTTGCAAAACGCCTGCGGCAAAAATGTCATTTATACTATTTCTATTGGCTGGCGCGCACACAGGAACTTCCCAATATCCAGGATTGCTTTCCATGCCTACTCTTGAGTATTTATCCCATACGCCATCAGCGGCAACATTGTATGCGGTGTATCCGAGCTGACTAGCAAGACTTATTGCTCTTTGCACAAGACCAACATTCGCGACAACTACTAACACTGCTTGGGTGGTGGCATCGAAATCAGCGTACGTATGCTTTAGGTCATTGTTGTTATTTGCGGTTGTTATTATGTCAATATACGCACCACCCCCAACCCCGCTTCCACCACTACTTCCAGATGAACTAATCGTAATAGGCATCCAATGCCCCAATCCACCATTGTGCGACTGTTTCCACACTAAGGCTTGTCCGTCTGTGGGAACATGGCCTGTGCCTAAAGTCTGTACATCAGAGAGATCATTTATCGAAGTGGGTATCGTTAAGCCACCTGTTGCAGTGCTAATTGCGGTATCTGTCTGAGAGCTTGTGTAGTAGCCCGATAGGTCAGCACCTCCGCTACTAATTGCGCTGTCTGTTTGTGTTTTTGTGTAATAGTTTGATAGCGATTGGTGGGATGTTAAATAGGTCCCTGCGTCTTGCTTACCTGAAAGTCCCGTACTTAAGGCTGTTGTCGTGGCGTATGAACCTAATGCTGTGGTAAGCTCAGTGTCAGTTACATATTCACTCGGTATCGCAGTAATAAATCCAGTTACGCTTGGTATATCAGTCAGTTTGGCATAATCGGTAAGATCGGGAATTGCACTCGATAATGCATAATTTCCCAAGGCACTATTTACAAACTGGGTGGTTGCGTATACACTAAGATCGGCGGCGGCAGGTATATCACTCGCAGTTATAAAACTCGAAACATCAGGGATCGCGTTAGTGATCGCTTGATTCATTTGGGTTGTTGTAGAATAACTCGCCAAAGATTGATGAGAGGTGAGGTAGTTACCTGTGTTTTGTTTACCTGCGAGTCCCGTAGTTAAAGCTGATGTTGTAGCGTAGTTTGATAACGATTGATGAGAGGTAAGATAGTTTCCCGTGGGTTGCTTACCTGAAAGCCCCGTAGTTAAAGCTGATGTTGTAGCGTAACTACCCAAAGTAGTGGTTAAGGAGGAGGTTGTGACATAGCTACCAATGGTCGTGGATAACGAATTTGCGGTTACATAATCCCCAAGCGTAGTGGTAAGCGAGGTTGATGTGACATAAGGCGAAAGGTCGCTTGCTTCTAATTTTAAAGCTACATCATCAACTAATCCATTGACTGCACCCCTTAGAAGCTCGAAGTTTGTGTCTACTGCATCGTGAGTTAATGGATTACCAGCGTTTTGCGTGCGGAACTTTATCTTTGTCCCAGTTGTGGTGTAATTATGTGAATCGTCTTGACTGAGCTTTGATTGCGGCATGTTACAATGTAGTTAGTGTTACGCTAATCGTCAACTACTCAAGCGCTCTCAAGTGTTGTCAGTCTCTCCAATATACCGGCAATAGTCGCGTTTGTTTCTAAATTTGTGATATTGGATCCATCTACAGCAGGTATTTTAGCTGATGCATCTAGCTGAAGTACATTACTTGCAGAGGTTCCTACATTTTTGCTAGATGATGTTCCTAGTCCTGAAATAGTATTTTCGTTAACTGCTACCCTTGCGGTTAGATTGGTTATTTCTATCTCCACTCCAGTGGGTCCTGTGGATGCAAATCCTGCTTGAAAGTCTGCGAGCGTACCGAGTGAACTGTTATTAGCGATGGTTCCCAGCTTAATGTCACTTACAGCGAGTGGTGCCAACTCTGCCCCGATCCCTACTTGGAATCTATCGCTTGTTTCATTAAACTCTAGCTTTGCCTCCTCTGCGCCCTGCTTGCGCTCAAAAACAAAACCTGAGTTGCTTGCTTCTGTCGTGAGTTGATTTGCGCCTTTATTCAGGCGAATGATATTGTCGGCTATATCAAGGTTACTTGAGTTTACTGTGGTGGTCGTGCCCTCAACCGAAAGATCACCATGGAGAGTCGTTGTGCCATAAACATTTAATGTTTGGTTTTTTGCTGATGTTCCCACGGTCAACCCAACTGCATTCGCTTCTTCGGCGTCAGTTCCAATATCTACACCTTTTTTAAATGTGTTTTTCTCAGTCCATGTATTTACCGCACCTTTAAGTGTTGTTATTAAGTGTTCGATTCTAGAAAGAACCGCCTGACCTATCTTAAAATCATTCATGGTTATCTTGCTATTGTTGCGTCATTAATTTGTGAACCCACTTTTTTAAAAGAAGTATCTAAAAACAAATCGTTGTTTGTGGTGGTGTCTATAGATGTATGAAAAGTGACATAACTTTGCCCTGCATTTATGGCTATTTCCCACAATTGGTCACGCCCCCCAATCCAATCTATTAGCGTCCCGCCAAGATCGTATATCTGCGCGTTTCCGTTGCTTGTGTTGTATTTGTGCATCCGATATATATTACCCTCCGTCATGCCGTTTGTAGTTTGCAGGGCAATAACCAAGGGTCTATCATTTGCAGAAAAAGTATGCAGTGCGAGAGATCCATTATTTGGCGTAGTCGGCAATTCATAGGTAGAATCTGCATAGTAGAAATCTTGCTTACGCTGGAACTCAATTTTGTTGTCACCCGAGTAATGCCTGATTCTTAACCAAGTTCCTATTGGGGCGAAGTCTTCTCCTGAATTATAGCCAGTTGTATATATTGTGCCATTCTCTAATATGTTTAAGGTAAATTCGCTTGGTGAAGGAACGCTGAATCCATCATCAGTGTATGTAACTCCAATTGCTACATGCCCAGTTCCTCCGTATTGAAACTGAAAGTATCCGTCTTGACCTCCGGGTATAGATTCTACTGATGATGCCCCTGCATTGAATACAGCAGTACCTCCTATCTTTGTAATAGAGTTTCCACTAACTTCCATTTGACCGCCTGCTATTGAGCCTTGCGTAAGTGATACGCTTTCAATCTCTCTAGTGCCGTGCATTGTGTGAATCTTTAAGGCTACTAAAACTTTATTACTTGGAACGGTAACAGTTGCAGTGTTCGATACTGCGTTGTCTAAGATAACAGCCTCCGAGCTGTCATTGTACACAAAAGTGGCTTTAGTCTCACCACTCGTCTGCACGACAGGGCGATTTATTGTAACCGTAAGCGTGGTGTCCGCGGGAATAGGTAAGGCAAAAGTTTGCTGTATTACCAACTGATTTTTTCCATCAATAGTTCCATTAGCAAGTTTAGATTCATCAATCTCCCCTGAGATTACACTCCAATTATCTGGTTGTGCTTGCACAAATTCCCAGTCTACGCCTCGCACTCTTCCAAAGTTGCCCCTGTCTTCATGGTCGAGCCAAAACCCACTAGTTCCAGTAATCGCAATATGAACCCTATCCCCTGTGCCATTGATGTTATCAATTACATACAATTCATCTAATGAAAGACTTCCTTGGGTTGCTAAGGATTGGGTTAATATTTGCACTTTCCTGTCCAATGAATTGTCATTGGTGAAGGTAGAAAAGTCGTACATATTTGGAGCAAGTCCGTAATTTAAGGAGACTCGCTCTGTTTGGTTTGTTGCTTGAGCTGTGCTTGAGAAAAATATATCTGTTTGAGAGGTTGAACTTTTGGTTGCAGTTGAGTCCGTCTCGTTCTCCGTGTAAAGAGCTATTGTTTCACTATCTCCAGTACCGTCATCGTAGAGCAATATCTCACCCACATCGTTTGACCCAAATTGCACTGACAGAAAATGTGTGCCAGCTGTATTATAATAATCAAACGCGAAATTTCCATTAACAACACCTATTTGATCGTAAACATTGTCATTAGGAGTGTATTCGGTTTGCGATGTCCCGTCATCCACGGTGATTGACGTTACTTTATAATATCCAAGCGTGTCTAGTGTTTTATTAAAAGTAACGGACACATACGGGGATTGCAGTGACTCCTCCAAGCTGAAGCTAGAGGCTAGTTCCCAAGTTGTATTTTCCTCGTCAGCCTTGAATGTGCCGGTTCCACTCCAAAGGTAGTTGCCCGCAGTTCCGTTGTTCCCCCCGCCCGTTATTCCAGTCACTTGAGCAAAATCTCCTGGGCTCAATCCTTTATTTGAATGGTCCGTTAACATTACAAACCGAGTACCTATCGGATAAGTACCTGCAACCGAAGTCTCCCTGGACCACCTGTATCCACCACCTGCAGTAATGTTGAGCAATGTTATAAAATCTCCGACTTGCGTAGTTACGCCGCCATTTTCCCAACTGCTGGTCACACGCCTTACATCACCCGAGTTAATTGTATCATCGTCAAATGAAGCATTTAAAAGCTTTTCACCGCTCACGCCGATTTCGGAAATGTTAGTCCACGTAACTGGAGATGAGGTAAGGGAGGGTGGAGTTTGCGTTCCGCCGCCACCTTCAAGTAAAGCCATTCTATTGTTCAAAGCAAGTATTGCTCCGGACACCTGTTGATCAACTAATTGATTAAGTTCAACTTTAGTTGCAAATAAATTCGCAGTTCCGATACTGTCCCTAACGCTGATCCCCGCATTGTAAAGAATTGAGTTTGTATCTGGCATAAGTAAATATAATTATAGTGTTACTAAGAAGGCAATTTGAAAAGAGCTTGCACGAACCTATTGCTCACCATGGAAATAAAGGTTTCCGAGCTTGATGGATCATCTACTCCTACACCAACCCACTGATCAAATTCATACCCGCTGTCAGGTGTAGCCGTAATTGTAACATTTGTGTTAATATTGTATTTTTCGGTACCTCCCTGTGCTGTGGTTTGCGTTCCTGTTTTTGCGACCGACCCATTAGCTCCCGCAGTAGCAATTAGAGCGCACTGTTCTATGCCGTCACTCATGCCCGCCAAGAAGTTTTCATACGCAACTAGTTCTTCTGCTTTTGCTATTGCTGCATTGTATATAATTCCCAAAACAACAGAGTCATATTGCGTCGGTATAACTGTACCTGCGTGTACCAGGCTTCCGCGCATTTCCGGATTAATTAGCCCCGATCCTGACAAATAGCTTAATTCTGACCACCTACTCCTTCCGTCGCCAAACTTAATCATCTCTACCGTAGTGTCCCAGCCTGGCTCTGAAGCTAAAAGTATAGGGTCATTAGACTCCCACTCTTCTGTGGAGCCCTGCCTGAAGGTTAATCTTGCGGTTACAAATCTATTCGGTGCTGGCATCTGTATAGTTGGTTAAATTGAATAAAGGTTACCCCTTAGCGTTGATAATGAAACTTTGGTTGTATTGAGAGCCTCTGATGTACTTGCAAGGCTTGCACGCGTACTGTTGAGAGCCTCTGATGTACTTGCAAGGCTTGCACGCGTACTGTTGAGAGCCCCTGATGTACTTGCAAGGCTTGCACGCGTACTGTTAAGAAGAGTCGATAAACTATTAAATTCTTCTTTGAGTAGGGATATTTCTGCAATCAATGCGTCATTGTTGGTCTGAGTAATATTTGTAACATTAGAAACTTCTTGCGTGATATTATTCTCTATATCCAATTTTTGCGTAACAATGGTTTCCGATAAGTCCGTTTTAACATACTTTTGCAGTTGGTCATCTAATCTGCCCAAGTTTATCCTAACCTCCTCCCACCACTCACTAAAAGTGGTGTCAAATTTTCTGGTGTCTTCGTCTTTTTTGGGCAGTGCATCGTTTTCAGGAAACGATGGTTCAACGGTACGCTCAAATGGTCTTACTTTTAATCTCATCCCTGACCTATAGATTGAGTTGTTGCCCTGGTGTTAATACCGCTAACTTCGAATGTTCTTCCAACTAACTTAATTGGGTTGTCTAGGACCACTAAGTCGCTTTGAACTGAATAGTAGCTTTCTACCTGTACGTTGCTTTCATCTGTCCGGCTTTTTATTTCCGTATATCCTGTGTCTACATAAAATCCGCTGTCTTTTGCGTATTCGGGTAAAACGCTAATTTCGTCCCTCATGTAGGGCGCCCTCAAATATAGAGGTATCATGTTTTCATCGCGTAACTCATTTAGTGTTACAAAGTCTTGAGTTATACCGTTTAATGTGCTCATAGTCTCAACATTTTCAGTGCCCTGTGGTGCTGTTGTTGTACTAATCCTAACCCGTATTGGAGTTACTCCATACTTACTGGACAGTTCTAAAACATAGGATCGCACTTCTTTATCAGAAAAACTATTACCAAAATCTATAAGACCACTTCTGATTTTAGATATGTAACCATAACCCAATCTGTTGTATATTCTGTAGGGTTCAGTTTCTCCGTACAGAGGAGGTCCATAACCATAGCGAACAATTGCTCCTCCGTATTTGGGATCCTCTCTCCACTGCGAACCAATGTACATAGAGGATTCATCTTCTGCTTGATGGACTCCCATTATGAACCACATTTGCTCAGGGCCAACTCTATTGCTCTTAGGCTTTCTTATCGTAGTGCAGGAAGTAAATGATGCATCTATTTGTGAAAGTGTATTATTGATATAATCGTATGCTATCACGCCCCAATCGAGCACGGGTTGACCAACCATATTACCATTCTCATTCGTGGCTATTGGTTGATTAAGGTCATCTATTAGTTGCCCTTGCGTGTTCTTTTTATAGCCTAGCGGGCAATTAATAAATATTTCCCTGGTGACTGGATTATCTACAGTGTAAACATACTCGGATAATTCTGGTGGCACCATTTGCCAAAATGGTGGTCCAAGCTCAAAGGTATCTACGGGTTTTGGCTCTACTGAGGAACGATTAATATTATAAACTCCCGTGTTGCCCATAAACAAATGCATATTTCCTGAAACCTGTATAATCGTATTTCTGAAGTCTGCGTTTCTTCCGCCCGTATATCTCGGGTCTACGGCATAGGGCTGGATTGTGCTATTTGATCGTGTGAGAAAGAAAAACCCTGAATCTCGGTAAACAACCAATTTGTCCGCCAATTCTTTCATCTTTAGAATGCGCGTACCGTCCTGTACAAACTCTTGGAATGCGGCAGGCTTTCTTATCTGCTCGGCGAACGGCCTGAGCACCATCGGGTAAGTTCCCTCAGGCAGTTCCGTTCCGCTCGTTGGATCCAAAAGCTTGATGTCATCCTCGTCTTTATCTACAAATCTTAAAGTTTTATTTGCCTCAACTTTGAAGAATATACCACTTGTTGAGATCATGCTTATCATTTGCGCCAGCACTTCTGATTCCGTAAACCCTCCGTTTTCTTCCTCTGCATTGCCGGAAAATCTAGTGGGAAATTTAACCCCAAGGGCTTTTACTGCATCTACCTTTCGCGCAAAATCAAAGTCTTCATTGTCATACTTTATTGCACCAATGGTGTCTAGGAATATCCCTACATGGTCGACGCCTGAGTGAATGCCATACTTGTACTTCTGGAACATACTACCATCAGTATCTATCGCAAAGTTTTTAGTGTATGTCATCTTGTAGGAACCATCAGCTCCAATCGTAAGCGTGCCCTCTAAACCTCCTGATTCTGCGATAACTACATTGTTGGCTTCTATGCCTGTATTAAAGAGCTTTGGGTCACCCTCCGAGCTATAAATCATCCTGTACTGGTAGCGTTGTATTTGCACATCTCCTTCAGCGTAGAGAGTGGATGCGGTTATTGTTCCGTATGGGTCACTCTCCCCAAACCATTCGTCATACCCAGCACTTATCATTGTGAGGTCTCCGCAGAATAACCTGTCTTGGAAGTTTGATATAGTTCCCACGGATACTACACCATTTTCCCGTAAGCCATAAAGTGGATAAGCTTGATCGTATTCACTTTTGTAAACAATCGGTAAATCGACCCCGTTGTTAATTATTAAATGGTTTTGTATTTCTGCAAATTCCCATCTGTATGCGCCACCCTCAAATGGATCCTTTAAGGTTCCGTCGGACTCCTTGGCATCCATGTGATTAGTAAATGTGTAGATCAACTCCCAAATAAAATCATCTGCTTCGTTTTCAAAATAGTCAGGGTCAAAAGTTAATGTTTCAGGAGCGTCTTGACCGTCTTCGGTTGCATACTCCTCAACGGGGTTTGCGTTCAATAAGTCTGTGCCATAATCAATCGCAAATCTTTTGTCGCCCGTGCTTAACCTATATACTTTTGCTCCTGCTATCGCAATGAGAACGGGAGTTCCATCTGTTCCCGTAAACTGATGCAAACCGCGAATCGGCTCTGCACTATTAAGGGCATCATCTGAGCCTGATGGATTAAATATATCCCAACCTTCCCTTCTGAGTTCTCCATCCACCTCTCTTCTAAAGTTTATTTTTTCTGTATAATTTGCCGATGAAGTAAGGAAGTTTTTCTCGTCAGATATAGGAACATCATCAGATGCAGACCCAATCAAGGCTCCACCCTGAGAGGGGTGTATGGTAATATGCTTATACCTTTTCCTCGCCATTACTCGTCTATGCAAATAACGAGTACGGCATCAACATGACTGTCCGCTCCTCCATCGCAATTTACTTTAATAAAACTATCTCCATCTATTAGGGGCGAACTAATCGTAGCTGAAAAGACAGTTCCCGCAGTGGTACCGTCTGGAATTTGTATCTGTGCAATCATTGTGCCCGTGTCTTTATAAGCAGTGAACCTAAGAAAACCGCTAGTAGAAGCGAGGGTGTCACTTAATACGCATTGCATCTTAGTTACAATACCTTCATTTGGAACGGGAATATTTTTGTCTTTGTTAACCGTTGTGTTTGCGAAATCTAAACTTAAAGTTCTAGTTCCTAATACATCTAGTGTCATTGGCATCCAGTGACTATGAGCTTGATTCCACGCCAAGACCTGCCCCGTTGAAGGTACATGGCTCATTTGCCCGCTAAATGTCAATTTGAAACTTACCACAAACCCCGACTCATAAGTACGATCCGTAATCGACCACCCATCATTTAAGGTGTTCATTATATCATCGTCGTCGTATGCCACCACGTCCTTCTTGCCTTCAGCATTTAAATTTACCTGAAAGACCCTGCTGTGGCCATACGCACTATATGCTCCGTTGCTAGTTACATATTGACCCTTAAAGTCGCCGTATACCCTTGAGCCCGTATCGTAATCAAATTGCAGGGTTCCCGTGAACTCGGAAGTTGCGGTAATAGGAAAACCTCCAGCAGTTTGAACATCAGTTAGTTCATCTATTGAGCTTGCACCAAATGATGTGGGCTTTCCGGTAATGTCGCTCCATGCGTGAGTGTGCGTAGAAGGTGCAAAAGTTGAAGGTACATCGGCGAGCGAGTTGTAGCTAGCCACCCAAGGTAAACTCTTCCATACGGTGCTGTCAGTTTTTACATAAAGATTGCTAGTGTCGTAAGCAATATCACCTATTGCGCCATGCGAGTCCGCGCTTGTGGGTGAATATTCATATCTAGCCTGGTCAAGGTAAAATTGTATTCTAGTGTTAGTCTCAGATTTAGTGTAAACATCTAGATTGCTGAGGTCTATATTATGCGGATTATCAGCGGCAATGTGTCCATTAAGAAGTTCTTGGAAGTTTATGTTTGGAACATTACTTAATCCTACGGTTGCTTTTGTTATTGAATGGGGATTGCCTGCCGCAATGTGATTCGAGTAGCGCGTGTCCAATAATTCTAGTGCATCTTTTTTTGCTAGTGTGGAGCTAGCCTGTGAAAAGATTTGGTTAACCGAAAGATTCTCGACATTACTAAGACCAACTTGCTCTTTAGTAACGCCGTGTGGATTTGTTTTTAGATTTGAGTGATCCGTGACAATCAGGTCGGTTTGACTTTGCGTGTATTTATCTAGATCCGTTATATCCGACTCATTGTGCGTGTGGTTACCTAGTGCATCTTGCGTGCTTGTGAGTGCATTTTCAAAAAGATAAAAATCGGTTATTTCGGAGACTGTATGCGTATGCTCGGAGTCAATTTTAGAATCTAAATCTGATTGAGTGGGTAGCGTTGCAATCGTTGCATTAATCGAAGCAATAGACCCCTGCAAACTAAGCACATCGCCACTCTCGTCACTAATCGTAATAGCGGCAATACTTGACGCTAAATCGGAAGCCACTCCATCCACATACGCAACTGTAGCCTTTGTATTTAGCGTCGATTGCAATGAAGTTATTTCAGCAATGGAATGAGTGTGAGTAGAGTTAGCAAGGGTTCCTAATTGCGACTGCAAGCTTGCTAGATCCCCCTCTAGTGATGTTATATCTGTTCCATAGGTAAGATTTGCAAAAACTTGATCTATGGTCGAAATCCTAGAATCAACTTGTGACTTTGTGTAGTACCCTGAGGCAAATGAGGTGTCAGCACCCTCAAGGGTTGTGACTCTAGACCCTAAAGATATGATGGAGTCGTTTAAGTTTTTTCCGGCAGTTGCAGTGAGCGCTTTCTGGGAAGACTCCGTGCTTAGACTATCCGTAAGATCTTCTTCCCCGATTATTACGCTATCTATTAAATCAGCAAAATCTGACTCTCTTGGAGATGATCCTGTTAAAAAATATGACTTTAATTTTGTTCTTCCGCTCATCCTATTACAAATCCTCCGCTACCTACACCACTATTGATAACCTGCTCCACGGAAGAGCTATCGTATTCTTTTTCGTTTAGAAATACTTGCGCCCTGTCTTTGGAGTACATTTGGTAATAGGATTGATATTGTGTTAAATCGTTGTCAACTTCGCGTGCTAAATGCGCCTTAACATAGTCTGCTGAGGCTTTCGCCACCATGTCGTCAAATACAACGGGCGTGGCTTTTTGCTCGGTAGTTGCTTTAAATATTGGTGCGTAATGATTTTCTCCTTCATAATATATATAGAGTGCTTCTTCATCTATTAATTTAGGAGCCAACCAAAACTTGTTTTCACCAAAAGCTATTCTGCCTGGAACTTGCGTGGTTCTTTCAAGGATACCACCATCAATCAAATCAAACCTAGCCTCCCATGGTATAACCCTTGGGTAGTAGTATCTAGATATACTTTGAGAATTATCATCGGTTGCGACTCTCCTTATCACTACCTGCTTCACTCGGGTTTTCGCAGATACAAAATCACCCTTATGTACATCTAGGTCTTCCGAGTTTACGGACGATAGATCGCTTGGATCGGGCTCGACTAAGCTTGTCGTGGAGTACGTGCGAAATTGATTTTCTCTTAATGCGGGTACATATCTTTGCAGGTCTATGGATGATGCGACAATCATTCTGTCTATGTATTCCTGCACACCCCTACCCTTACGATCACTATCCACCAAGAGGTAGGTTCTAACCACATCATTAAATTCTTCCCAATTCATTTTCTACCTCCAGGTGTGTAATAAAATCCAACGACCATTGGGCAGATAATTACCACGAAGTACGTGGATAAATGACCCGTGGTGAGCGATATAGGGGTTTGCTTAGCTGGAAAAGTGATAAGCCCAAAGAGGAACTCCGTTGAACCTTCTCCACTAGGGTTAGTGAGGGTAACGATTTCGGCTGAGGGGAAGAGGGTGCAGAGGATGACGACCGCTGAGAGTGTCGAGACAAGGATGAGCGCGAGCAAGCGACGAGTAGCACGAGTGAAAGCACCACCGGGACCGCTATTAAGCTGTTTTTGAAATTCAAGTGCATATTCATTTCCTCGCGCCTCCCTCGCTAGTTCTAGTTCAAATTTTTGTTGCCGATTGTCTGCTATTGTTCCGAACACGCCCTTAAGTATCGACCCGAGAGCCGCGGAACCTCCTCCGGTCAAAAACATTGTAAGCAGTTCAAACATCCTGTTACAGTATAATAAGTGTTACGCTAGGTGTCCAACTCATTTATCTTTTGTATTACCTCATTAAGCTTATCCCTGAGCAATTCGATATTGTTATCTTGTTGAGCCCAGGTTAGCGGATCGTCAGCAGTATCTTTTCTGAGCACGATCTTTTTCTCTGATTCGGGGAGATTATCAATGTATTCATCTCCGCTTGATGTTATTTCTGTAATTGGCATGGCTATAGATAGTAGTTTCGCGTTGTCTGTAAAATTTGATCTCTGCCGATATTGGTTAGATCACCAAGGTGCATGGTAGCTTCGACAAAATACCCTTTGTATTTTCGGCTTGCTGACCTTCCTATTGAAATATCTGAAAATGAAGGGGTTGCGTTTGGTATTGTCATGCCTTCCGTGGATGAGGAGGTTATGCTAACTATCCTATTGTTTTGCTTTGAGATTCCAGAATAGTAACTCATTGGTTGTCCTGCAGAGTTTTCAAGCAATGCCCCAACCGTAGAGTCGAAAGTAAAACGAGCTATTTCCGAAGGCTCAATAGTTACCTCTGTGCTCGTCCCCCATATTCCCAGCATTGGCGATATATTACTGCATTTACCCAAGCATGTAATCGTGAAATTTTGACCTATATAAGGTGCTAAATTCTCTACCTCTAAATACTCGTTGTTGTTAAATTGCGCCCTGTAATAATCAGGAGATACCAACTCCCATGACGTTCCCTCGGAAGTATAGGTGACACCGCCATCAGTCTCCCTTATGCCATCCTTGGGCGTGGAGTGATCCATGGCAAAGCCCGACTCCCCAAGGGATACTACAACCCCAACACTTCCGTACCATGGGTGTGTTGACCTTATAATCCTTACTTTACTACCCACGCTTAATGTCGATCCGAGGGTTAGCTCGGGTTGCAAGGACTGATTTGATTGAACGGCATCTTGGGTTTCAACGCCTTCTCGTGCCTTTTGGTCGTATATTGTCTCAATATACACTTTTTGGCCTAAGTCTGGCGTGTCAGCTGGATAGTTGCCTGTTGTCCCGTCAGCTTGCCGAAATTTAAAGTAATTCCCGTTATATCCCGCTCTTAGCTTGCGGTTTAAAGAGTATGCAAATACGGCAGGAAACGCATCGGCGGGCAACCTACTTTTGGAGACATCCCCTTGTACTCCAATATGGTGAGCAATCATACGAAGTCCCCAATGCCATACCATGCACTCCCGTCCCAATAAATTGTCGCTGAGGCAAACTGCTCTCCTAATACAGTACCCCGTGCGTTGGTTAAATTTGCAAACTCCACCGTCTTACCGGTTAAGCAGTTGTTGACTGTGAAGCTTACACCAAGTTCTGCATTGACTGGTAAGGTAATAGTTATTTTTGCCCCTGCGGGTTTACATTGATACAGATACCCTGTTTCCGTTGCATCATAAGTAAAGTCTGCAGTTTTTACATCTATGGGTATTTTTACCTTAGCTTTCCCCGATAGGTTTTCCCCCGAGATGTTTGTTGCGGTAATATCTGTGGCTTCAATAGTCTTGACTCCCGTGGATGAAAAACCCATTCCACCAACCGTCAAAGTTCCTTCTATTGTTACATTCTCATAAAACCGACCATTGTCCGCATAAAGGTCATAATTATGTATAGGTGACGGTATCCTTAACGTGTTGTACTCGGATATAGATAAATCAATATAAGGTCTTACCCTATCCCCCGATAGCTGACTTTCCCAATATTCTGAAGACGGGTACACCAAGATGTCTGTGACCCACGGATCAAAACCGTCAGTTGGGTCTCCTCCGCTTATGTTATTTAAGTTGTGATCAGCTCCTAATACCTGAAGAGCATAAGCAGATACGTCAGGTGCGGTTGATGCCGAACCCTCTACGAAGCTGATAAACTGCGAACCTCCGAGATTTGATGGCAGTATCTTTTCCGTCATGACTCATAGAACCCTGAAAGCGAAATGTTGTCCGTGTTGTCCGAATAGTTGAGAACATCACTTCCTAGATTAATAACCTCATATTCCGATATATTATCTACGCATGGAAAATTAACTGAAGATGACCCATGCAAAATCTCATTCGAGTAGTTCACTTTTTGCTGGTAAACTACACTATCGAAAACTGTCTCATGGCTTGCCTGTAATGCAACTAGAGAGTTAACCATATCATTAGTTCCAAAAGTCGCATCTTCGTTTGCCAACAATGTGTTACGCTTACCACCATACTCTACAAACAGGTCGTACTTACCTACACTGGGGAAAAGTCTAAATATTACTCTATGTGTTCCTGGAGCTAGACTCATGGAACTTTCATTAAACTCAGGCGCGGTGGTCAACTGTATGCGATCAACAGTATCAGAAATAAGCACACGTATTGTATAATTAGGCACATCAGGCACATCAAACTTGACCTCTACTTCACTGCCATCGAGCATGATTTGATCAGTAAGTTTTCGGTGGCACAAGGTTTTAACCTTTGCTCCGTAATTACCATCAAGACCTGGCGCTGCAAATCCAGTAATTATATCACCTGTCCACTCGGGGTTATCAAGGTCTTCGAAGTCGTCAAGGTTTATAGTGTTATGCCTTGGTCTGATGCCAACAAGCTTACCTGTGTAGTTGTTAATCCTAAAGCTACTAGCCTTATGATAAGGAATAGTCTGATAATCTTCACCTGTTGTTACTGCAAAAGTTCCGTTCATTTCTTGTCCTTCCCTTTGTACTTTAGGTATATACTATATCCCGCATGCACAGCCGTTAATAATGCGCACAAGCATGCCAACAATAGATGCACACCCTCTAATGTGAAGGTACCTATAGTTCCAATCACAGAGGTAAATACGGGGCGGTCCATCATTTGGTTCCCTTTAGAGGATTTTCCACTTTTGCCTTACCCACGGAAACCAAGTCTTTAGCAGGCTTGCCCTTCTTAGACGGGGCCGCCGACTCCTTTTCCGCATACACCGCATTTGGATTTTTTGAGGGATCCTGTGCCACCACCCCTAGCAGTCTCGATGAAACTGAAGGAAGTCCCAGCTTTTTTTTTAAACGGTCATACTCACTCACGGGGATCTCACTTACGAGATCCCCGCCGTGTAGCTTTAGCAAAAGTTTAGCATCCTTGTCCTCGTACGCTCCGAATCCCCGATCCCGAGCGCCGACTCTAGTTACATCAAATTCCGCTCCGTAATCCTTATCAGGATCCTGAAAAAGTAAATACTTCATATTGGTACTTACTCATTAGGCTCAGCTAGGAAGAGTTAATTCATCAGAGAAGTTTTGTATAAGCAAGTGACGAGCAGGTACGTCCATCATGGTTGTCCATGTGGTGGAGCGTAAGCTGTACTCGGTGTTCTTGTGAGCCATCCGGCACTTGTATCTTTCTTGAGTCTCAGGATGTGGTTGCTTACGGGTTACTGCGTTAGTACCTGCAATTCCAATCTTGATGTCCGACCAATCAATAAACCAAAGTGCACGCGCTGCTTTTTGTGCTTTAGCTTGACCAGCTGCATCACCATGAACTGCAGTAGTGGAGCGAGAGCCATTAGCATTATAAAGCATTCCTCCGTCTGCAGCACCACCTGAAAAGAACTTTCCGCTCACATTTAACAGATCATCAAAGTAAGGGTCATGGAAAACTGCAAGCTGACAGCCAACTTCAGGAAGATCATACAATGCATAGTTGAAAAGAATAATTCCGTCATGCTTGATGGTCTGATTCAACTGCATGTTACGATGAAACTCAAAGCCATACTTGGATTTGTAATAAGCAGCCATTTTCTCGTAAAAGAGATTGTAGGTAAAACGATCGGTCATTACGTCGATAACTCCAACATTCGATCCATCTTGCTCCCGGTTTCTCTTGAGGTAGTAAATGTCTGCCATTAAGGAATCAAGAGAAAGAGCGCCTCCACTCATGTCCTTGACGCGGTTTGCATCCTGTAGAAGAGATTTAATTCCAAGTGCATTGGATTTGTACTCCAAGGTGCAAGAATCATTTTCCGGATCGGTTACTGCAGGCAATTGCATATAAGTCTCAGGAGTCTGTTTGTTAGATAACGCTTGGTTATACCAGACAGCACGGTTCCATTGATCTGAAGACGCTTTTGCCGCAATCTTGTTTTGCTCAGCCAAGGGCTGGTAGACCATGGATTTAAGATAAGGATTAACTTTGCCAGACATTACTTTGGCAAGTGTTTCCTTGTAAGACTCATCAACTTGACGAGACTCACGAGTTGTTTGCAACCAGTTGACTAGCAACTTAACACTTAGGTCAGAAGGTTGATTTTTGCACCATGCTTCGAAGTCATTAACATTATTGGCAATCGTTTGAAGAACTCCAGTGGCAAGCTGGTAATCTGCTTTACCAGAAAATGAAGCCCAGGTTGTAGCGGTATAACCACTAACTTCTTGACCGTTCGAAATTGTTGGTTGAGCAATATCCTCACCAACTGGACGAACTGTAACAAGTGCTTTAGAGATTGCATTTGTTACGGGTGCGGATCCAAGAATCTTGTACTGTACTTCAACAACCTTATTTGAGGTATCTACCCCATTAAGGATAAGGAAACCACCAGGAAGGAAATAGCGCTCAATCGAAGTAATTGAACCGGAAGCCCAATCGGAAGCACCCAAGTTGACGGTAAGTACACGATCTCCGTCTTCTGCGGCTACCGTTTTATAGGCGTCATCTGTTACGGAATCAGCTGCTGACTTTGCGTTAGCTTCAACTGTAAAGTAATTTGCATTCATTACAGAGCGCTGACGGCGCTGAACGTAAGGTAAAATCATGGATTGCTCAGCAACATTTACCTTATTAATAAGAGGCTTAATGTTAGTGATGCTACTATTAAGAAGAGAAACTAAACCTCTTTCCTGAACTCCTAGCATTTGTGCTTCAGCAGAACTTGCTATCACGCGAGCCAAATCAATCTCTTTATTAGAAAGTCCCTCAAACTCTGCAGGAGTAAGGCCTTTAATCGAAGCATTTGTAAGAGTGCACCCTGTAGTGTCATCTACTTTTACAATTCTTGCTACACCAGGACTTCTTTCTAAGCCTGATTGTGTAATTGCCACAGGGTTAGTACCCATGTTGGTTGATTGTGCGGGATCCGGAAGAGATGAGTTTGTTGCCATAATATTATAGATTAGTTGTTATTGATAAATTCGTGTTACAACTAATAATAGCATGAGGGCATGCCCTACTCCGAAATCCGGAAGAAATAGTGCGATATTTCTAATTTACCGCACTTAAGCTATATTTTTACAGGTTTCCTAAAACCTGTTTTCGGATACGAAAACCTAATCGATTCCGAGAACATTCAGCATGGCATTAGATTGCCCTTTTGCCTTGGGCTCAGTAATAGCTCCCTGACGAGGAGTTGTGTTTACCGAAGGGGGGGAAGGTGCTGGGGCAGGTGTCGGAGCGGGTGCTGGAGCGGGTGCCGGCTGTTCTTGCCTGACATACCCTGACTTTTGTAATATTGCTTGTTGCTGTGCGAGAGATCCGTGCACCTCTTCTTGTACTCTTAATGCCAGTATCTTAAGAATATCATCGTCACTCCAAGTGTAATACTGTGACCTTTGATTTTCAGGGAGAGCATAATATCTTTCCCTTCGCATAAACATCTTTCCTTCTTGCTCGGTCTGCCCTGATTGAATGTACCCCTCCTGTTCCACATTAACCCAATCAAGCAACTCCTTGTGTACGGGATTATTCATATCCAAGTCCACGGTATTAAGGAATATACCCGTTAAAGTATCCCCGTAAGACAGTAACTTCCGTGTTCCCTTTTCAAGAATGCCGTATTCAAGGGGTCTCTCTTTTGCAAACTCTGCTATCGCTGCATCGCCACCTTTTTCAAACTTCTCTCTAAATTCTTCAGGGATGATAACCTTTTGGGCCATATTCCTGAATTGTGCCTGAGCTTGCCCGACGACTGGTTGCATCTTAGCACGATCAAGCTCGCGCTTAATTGCGGCAGTTTTAGGCTCAAGTTCCTGTCTAACCTCGCGCTTAGCTTCTTCTACCCACATCTTTCGCTCTATCTTCTTGGCTTCCGTTGAGCTTAATTTAGGCCTGTTTCTTTCGATGAAAGTTGCGTACTCTTCATCGGTCGCCGGATTAAAATGCGGGTCATCGTCTACTTTTTTATCAAGGTATGCTTTTGATTTCGTAAAGTAGTCTTTGAATTTAGTGTCATACCCCTTGTACTGCTCCCCCATGTTTTTTGAGGCGTACTTGGCAATATCGTACACTTCCCTTTCTTCAGGCATAAGACCTTCGGCAAATTCATCCACCTCCTCTGCTTCCTCTTGAAAGTTAAACGCGGGTTGATTTTTTACCGCATCTGGTACATCAGGATCGACGACTTTTCTGAGTTTTTTCTTTTTAGGCTCAGTTTTCTCTGGCGCAGCTGGCTCTACTGATTCCTCTTTCGTCTGTGCTTGTGGAGGAGTTTCGACCTCTTCAGGTTCCTCCATGTTAATTGCTTCGTCCAGGGTTCTTGGTATTTCCTTAGGCTCCTCTACAACTTCTTCCGTTTGTTCCTGTCCTTCACCTATTTCAAATAATGTTTTAAATAACGGATTATCCTGAGGTGCCTCCTGTTCGGGGGCGGCTTGAACTTCTTCGTTTTGGACTTCTTGTTCGCTCATAACTGTACTTGTTGCTGGGGTGATGTCTGTGCTGATTGTTCGGGTTGAGGCTGAGGTTGACCGCTTGCGCCCGGCGCTACCTCACCCTGAGAAAGGTTTTGTTGTGGTTGCATTTGTTGCATTATTCCCTGAATGGCTTCTACTACCTGGGGCCACTGTTCTTTGAGTTTTGAGATAAATTGATCATTACCAACATTCGCCATCTCTTGCTCTTTATCCATTTCGTCGGTTTCGAGTCTCAGGTCGTGTGCTCCAGATAATCTAAAGATTTCATTAAACATATTAAATGTCCTGTCCCTGCCTAATGCCTGAGCCATGTCAGGAACTTGCAGTACTTGCATCACGAGTTGTCCAAGAACTTGCGCGGACTGCGTGTCTCTTGCTCTTTCCGCGCCATCTCTAGCTCCGAATAAATACTCATATATAAGGTTTTGCGGTTTTCCTATGATGTTTCGACTTGTCAGTCTTTCCTCCCCTGAAGTTTCTACCTCAAATCCTGCATCCCTAATTATTTGCTCAGAATACCTGCCTTTTACTGGCACCACGAATTTGTCCGTAGAGCAAGTTACTAGGTGCTCATATAGAACTTTTTTCATTGCCGACCTCATGTCATCCACACCTTCCGATATGAAAGAATATATACTGTTTGTCGTGTTGGCTATCTCTGACACCTCGGTGGCAGATATTTCTCGAGGAGCGGGTTGACCTAGCTCTTGGGGAGATAGAATCAACATCCGCTCCACGAGGTTAAGCAATTGGAGGATTGCTTGTATGGACTGATTTACACCAGCAGAAAGTTCTTTTTGCACATCTACTACCTTTATGAAATCTTTTGAATTAATTCCAAGGTCAGCGGCTTTTTGACCCGAGTAGAATAACGCTTTGGGCTTTGCGTAGAAAGTATCCTCGGCTAACGAGTTTTTAATGTACTCCTTAACATCGTCATCTAAGGCATCTTGGTCTATGGCGAATATCTTAAACATGCTCATTTTCATGTGCTCAAGCATTGAACTAAGTATGTTAGTCAACTGATCCTGGTATGGCATGATTTCGTGAGCTACTGATATATTCGCCATGCGATCATCATTCTCGTTTATGCCACCATATACCGCTGGAAGTGATGGAAGGTATTCTGCGTACACCACCGTTTGATCTGATGCTACTGTAAACTTGAGCCATACATCGTGCGGGTAGTCGCCCAAGCCATCTCTTTTAGGATTAACCCTCATGCACATTTGCGTAACAAACATTCCTTTGTCGCTATCTTCCGCAGCATAAAGTCCGGTTTGTGCGGTGCGGTCATTTCGCATTGAAAAAGTATCACTAACTTTTGGAAATACAATGTCGTCATTAAAGTAATATCCAAAGAAATCACTATGGGCACTATACAAAGAGGATAGACTGTTTGTAACACTAACATCCTCCGTGTTCCATGTAGATGGATTATTGTAAATATCTCCGTACTTCACGATGTCCCAAAATCCAATCCAGTCGGGTCCGTGATTGTTATTTATATCGTGCAATGGTTTTGATCCGTCGTACACAACTCTTGTCGGGTGGGGAGTAACAAACTTTACGCCTGATTTTTCCACTTCGGACTCCATTGCGTCTTCTCCCGTAATGTCATCAGTTGACATTCTCCATTGCACCTCTTCTGTCCAGGATGCGGAGGGAAATGCAACTGAATGTCCATACATAAACATTTGCCTGATAATTTGCTCAAACTGATGCCTGTACCCAAACTGATCCACCATCATCTCTACCCTTTGGGAGAGAATATCACCGCGGAGTTTATCGGCCAATGCAGTGCTTCTTGGCTCGTATTTATAATACGGGTATAGATTGGAAAACCGATGCACTTGCGCGGCTACCCTTCGAGTTACATAAGACCTGATTAAATTAATTGATACCTCATAAAGGCGTAATGCATTAACGCTCTTTAGTTGCCCTTCGTCATCATACTCGCAAAATTTGTTAGCTACATCTAAGTCTTCGAGTTTATCATGACAATCCTCAATGGATATTTTCCCTTGTGCATACTGTAATAACGGAATGGTCGATTTATTAATCGGCAATGAGTCCCATGCCATATCCACACTCATGTAAAGCTTGGCATGACTTATAGAAGACCTTACTCCCTCAAGTATCCTTGACTGAATTAGGTCCTCAAATCGATTGCGAATTTCGTAGTCAGCCTGATCCTCTTTAGCGGTAAATATTTCGCGAAGGCGCTCCGTGGTGCATCCGTATTTTTTTAATATGTCTAGGTTAACCATTTTAAGTAAATTTAAATATGTTTGATATGGTGTCTTTCGTAAATTCGCTCATGTATCTATGTTCAATAATTGACAACAGTAAGCAAAGAGGACCAGGGAAGTGTTTTGGTTTTAACAAAATCTTTGTAAACTCGGCGTGTGGCATGCACAATAAGCTGGCAAGTTCGCCGTAATTCATGCGAAGAAATCCGCACAATCGATCTACTCTCGCTTTGTTCCATTTCTTTTTTACACCAATGCGCTCATAGTGAGCATCCATTGTAATTGATGCAGAAGTAGCATACTGTGAATCACCCGGAGCTTTCTTCGCTCTCGGAATCTTCTTCGCTTGTATCGTCTTCGCTTGTATCTTCTTCCGCATCTCCAGTTATTGTAATTCCCTCTTTATCCTCAAAAGATCCGGTAAATCTATTTTCAGACAACTCCTTGACCTGAAAAGAGGCGCTAATCTTAACCACATCCCCAACTGAGACATCATCAAGCATTTCAGCAATATCCGGATATGTTTTAAGATCTAAGTTTAATATTGATTCCATGTTCATTCCGTAACTTATGTTTTCGTGTTAACAAAATCAAGCACCAATATCCATGATTTCAGTTTTAACATCTACCTTGCTACTTGTAAAAGATGCGTCTTCCTGGAGAAAGACATAAGACATAGCGTCAAACGGGTGAACATAGACGCTTCTTTTCGGCTTGAAAGAAGCGCTTGGGTCATAAGTTTTGCCCTGTTTCTCGGAAACTAGATTTTGAAACATTTTAATAATTGCAGTGCATTGTGACGAAACTAGAAACTGATCATTTTGTAATTTTGCAATAGTCAACCTAACCCGTGCCTCTACTGATCCGTTAAATTTTGGTGCCGATTTCATTCGTATTGGTGGCAACCCAAACGTATCCGCCTTGTCTCTTGATATTTCCTCGATGTCCCTGACATCGTAAGATCCAGTTTTAGCACGAAATTGATTAAAAGCTGAGTTATCGGAGATATGTATATACTTAAACACATGTTCACACTTCCTGTTCCAGTAGGACATTTTTCTCATTACTAGGGGCACAAGAGTTGTGTATGGCAACTTTTTGTTTATCGTCACGAGTTCATCAAACACCGTCCACACAACCCCATCGGAACCTATAAGTGCCTGCATGAAGATAACTGCATTGTTTACTGATCCTGGGTCCCAACCTACGAGCACGGGAAAGTTTTCGTTTGGCAAAATACCTGTTTTACTATCACCGCGAATGTGCATCCCCTTGTTAAAGTATGGGCCAAATATCGCATCTCCTGCCGGGCGGTCAACCCATTCACCGCGAACCATCCTGGCTTCTTCAACCGGATCGGTTTTAACCGCTTCCATAATTCTGTCGTAATAACCAGGTGGTAGGTTTTTTTCGTTTTCGCTAATCGGTACATGGTAGACAGAGTAATCGTCATTCCATTTTCCTTTCACGTACGGTTCCTCAAAGAACCTTTTATATACCCAATGGCTCGGTCCATCAGGATTGCATGCGGCTAAATACTGTTGAGGTCCATCAATACCCTGCCTTCTTCCTAACTGCTGAACAACCGCATTGAAATAATCATCTGTGTCTAGGTTGGTGAGCTCGTCCACAAACACCAAGCTTGGCTCAAAGCCCTTGATTCGATCCTTGATAAAGGCACCATAGGGAACAGATATCAGAACCACCCTTGAGTGCCCCCCAAACCTATTCGCTATATCTATGTATAAATTCTTTTGCGTATCTTGACGCTCGTCCGTATGCGTAAGACCTATTCCCTCAACCCATTCGGGGAGTATTTCTATCTGTAGCTTATGCCATACGCCACCGAGAGTTGCTTGCGATCTTACACCAACAATTATCAACGCTAGTGCGTTGAAGTTCTCGTAGCAGTGGCGAACTAATTTATGCCCACCTAGACTAAAGGTTTTACCTGAGCCCCTCTCTCCGTACGCCAATATATAGTTTGATGCATCGTCAAATATTTTTCTTTGAGTAACTGAAAGGCTTGGGATCCATGGCTTCGCCTCTGCCTCTGCCTGCTCGTCAACTGGAGCAAACTTCTCTAAGAGAATCTTATGATCAATCTTCTGCTTCTTGCTCAATTTTCTTTTTGTCCTTTAGTGCCTGGAATCCGACTTTTCCTTTTGAATCTCTTTTGTCTTTTTCACTTGCGAGCTTGAGTTGAAATTCTAGTCCCTTTAAGAGTCTGTCATAAAACTTACCCTGCTGTTCGGTAGCTTGCAAGAAAAGCCTAGTCTGCAATATTCTTTCCTCGGGATCCATTTGGTTATCATCTAAAGCAACTTTCAATGCCTCGGTAACCTCGAATAGGCTCATGTTTTGCCGAATGTTTACCTTTTGTGTAATGCGTAATGCTTCAGCCATTAACAAGCCTACCGAATCATCAAAGTCTTCAAATATCTTTAGCTTCTGTACATTATCTTTATTTGTTAAAATGCTTTCTAGTTCGTTATTGAAAATATACCGACTGTTCTTGTCTAGAGCATTAAGCAGTCTTGTTCCTTTCTCATCATCCTCTTCATGTTGACGCTCCATTAACTCAATGGAGTCCGGCTTTTTTTCCTTAATTCCGCTATCAACCCATATTGCGTATAACTGGGGATCATGGTAAACTCTTTCTCTGATTTTCTTTGCGGTCGTGCCAAAATGCTCCGCGACAATCGCGTAGTCCCCGTCGTGCTCTTTCATGGCCGAAGCCAAGACATCTGTCTTAATCTTGTGCGATCTGGGCATCTTGAAGGATTTTTATTAAAGGCACAAAAACGCTTGTCCAATGCGGGCTATTCCTGAGGAACGCATATGTCCCCTTTCGCGTATATGCGGTAAGTCTATTTCTGTCCGTATAATCAAAAGGATCAAAATTGCATCCTACGCAAAACTTTTTAGCTTCCCCAACCGAAACATTATCCCACGAGATTAGCTTGGAAATTCTTTTTATAGAATCCAGAGATAAACCTGAGCGAAGAGCAACCTCTTGATTGCTTAACGCACAATGCATTCTTTCCCCGCTACGCTCTTTTGCGTAGAGTCTTATAAATACTGGAGGATACTTAGCTAGAATGTCCCATGGGGACCTCTTTCCATTTTTTTGCATAATCATGTACACCCTTCATATCTTCTGAGTTTTTGGATATATCTCCCAAAACTATCTTTGTTCCGCAGTCTGCTCGGTGTGCCATGATCATCCAATTATCAAAATACTCCTCCAGTATTGGTCTAACTCTTTCATAAGCATCAAATGCTTCTGATTTAATTGTTTGATTCCCATCCATGTTTTTAAAACATAAAACCCATTCATGGATAAGCAACACTTAATTTCGTGTTAATATGATGTGTGCCTGTGTGCACCTTGGTAACACCTTCGTAACACCTTGGTAGCACCTTCGCCGATAGCTCGCCGATAGCTCGCCGATAGCTCGCCGATAGCTCGGCGATAGTTGGGCGATTACGAGCGATCACGAGCGAAGTATTTTTTGGCTATAGCTGGGGTTACCTCTTTGTTTCTGTAAAATCTTTGGAAAGTGTTGTAGTCTGCGTGTCCCATAGTGTGCATCGTCCACTCCATTCCTTTCACCCAATACCCATAAGTTGCGAAACTGTGCCTTGCACCATCAGCAGGGTAAGCAAACCCTAATCTTTTACACGCCCTTCTCCTGGATTGGTTAAGTGCAGTGTAAGTGGACATTATTTGTCCTTCTCCCTTCTTGGGTATGTATTTCCATATCACTTTGGGTAGATCGTATATTTGTCTGCTATCCCACTTAGCGATCTCTCCAGGTATCTTAATATGGTTGCCCCATTTTATATTCTCATAGCGGAGCCGAGACATTTCTCCCTCCGGTCGTATTCCCGTAAACAGCATTAAAGCCATGGCGGGTTGATGGGCGGGGTTTATTTCCTTAAGTAGTCCGTAAGCCTGTGCTGGAGTTAGAATGCCAATCTTCTTGGATGGCGTGTCTACATTTAAAATTTTTATAGTCCAGTCTCTTTCAGGAGCATATTCTTTATGCGAACACCAAGAAAGAAATATTTGCCAAACCGTCTTTGCTGTTTGCCTTGTGCTTTTTGACCAAAGCTTTCCTCTATAGGTTTTGGATTCAATTAATGCACTTAGCTTCTTTGGTTCTATATCACGAACTTTTTTAAATTCCTTTAAATGTCCTAGTCGGTTTTTTAATTGTTGGGTGTTCGCCCTCGGGTGTCTCCGTTCGTAATCGGCAATATATTCAGTTATGGCAACCTCCACCGATGTGTCTATTCCGCACGGCTTTTCATGCAAAGCTTGATTCATCCAACTAAGTGCATCAAATTGCCCTGCTTCCAACGCGGTGCTGAAATATTTTCTTTTTCTTGCTCCATTGTGAGTGACGGTAAGAACCCACTTTGCGTCACCCCTAACTTTGGCTTTTGTAATCTTAATTTTCATCTGTCGGCAAATCTGTCGGCAAAACAGAACGATATTTATGGCAAATAATGGCAAATAGTGTCAAATTAAAATCAATATAAAAAAACACCCCCCATTCCTGAGAGGTGCTTATTTAGCGGGATTCCCGCTTAAAAACTATGGAGCCGAGAATCGGAATCGAACCGACGACCTACGCATTACGAATGCGTTGCACAATCGCCTTATAACTGAGCCTTAGGGCTCTGTCGGCAATCTGTTGGCGTCCTCATACTCTTCGTATGTATTTTTTGCCCTGACCCCAGGTCGTACATCGATCATGTATCGAAGCCTGCTAATTGTTTCATCCAGCACTGCGGTGTTTGCGTAAAGCATACCGCATGCAACTAAGCTCGTTATAAGTGACATTATGCTTAATAAGCATGCAATCAACAATAGGCTGTGACCAGAGCTAACCGCCCTACCGTCGATTCTTATGTTCTTAATGTCGCCTTTTTCGACATCCGGTATCTCCAGCGTTACTTGATTGCCATTTTCATATGTTATCTGAGTTGGGGTCATTCTTACTCTTTCCTTTCTTTCCTTTCTAGCTCAAGAGCAAACTTATCTACTATCAAGGTTTTGCTTTGAGTGTAGTTGATTTCAGTACATTGGGCGATGTACTCTCTAATTGCGGTTGTAACAAATGCAGCCACGGATTTTTGCGTTACTTCTGTTAATTGATGTACCTCCTCGTAAATACTTTTAGGGATTCTGCAGTTTACTGCAACGAGTGTTTCTTTGGCAGGGTTATTCATTTTTAATATGCTTATTTATCATAACTCATCATAATACACCACTTATGTCAAGTTAATGACAATAACTATTTTTTGTTTGTTTACAACTTATACTTTCTTTTTATTGCAAATGCACTAAAGTCTTGGAATGGCAAAAAGAGAAACAGAAAATTGTATTGTGATAAAGAAAGGGGAAGCTAGTAGATTGCTAGGCTTCGGGGCTACCGCAGGGTACGCTTACTTGAATTATCTGGAAGAGGAAAAGATAATTTTCCCTGTCCTGTTACCGGGAATAAAAACACCGCGATATCGAAAAGAGGAGATTTTAGCTCTTGCCGAAAACAAGGACCCCGAGAAATACGCTGAAGTTAGCACATTTAAAACCAATAACTAAAAATATGAAAATACGAGGTAAGGAATACATGGAAGTGAAGGATCGAGTTATGGTCTTTCGCAAAAACCACCCCGAGTGGGCATTAATAACGCAAATCGTGGAAAACAACGAGTCAACAGGTTCGGTGGTTTTCAAGGTAATCATCGAGGACGAAAACGGAAGAATCCGAGGAACAGGTCATGCCCATGAGTTTAAGGATGATAAAACCTCAATGGTTAACAAAACTTCGCATCTAGAGAATTGCGAAACTTCTGCTATTGGTAGGGCTTTGGCTTCTTTAGGAATAGGCATTGAATCTTCTTACGCTACCTATGATGAGGTCCTTATCGCAAAGGACAAGGAGACTAGATCGACTGAAGAAAGAAAGATAGTCAAAGAAGGCTCGATCAAGCAATCAAATGCCACACCTGAGGTAGGTAAAACTGCGGTAAACTTAGGTAAGAATTACGATATGGAGTGGCCAGGAAAAAAGAAACATTCAGGTAAAACAATTAGATGGATTGCCGAGAATGACCTCGACTACCTAAAGAAGAGCTTGAATGAAAATGCGGAACAACTTGAATCCGTTGGAGTTTTAGATGCGGTAAAATATTTTGTTGGTAAATCGGATTTCCCTGAGGCAAAATAATGGATCGACCCAAGGAAGTTGATGCAAAACTTTCTGCTTCCAAGATGGAGGCGGCGAGTCGTTGCTCTGCATACTTTCAGGCGAATCATAAGTTTGCTTGGAAGGGTGACAGGGATTCCGCTTCGGAAGGTACGATTCGCCACGACCATGAGGAGAATCAAACCCCATTGGATGAGATTGATGATGATGAGCGCAGAAAATGCGCTTATCGTTGTCGGGAAGCTTTGAATGAAATTAGGGAAAAGGTTTCAAAGGCAACGGGATGCGAAGGCGAACTTGCTGAGCGTGAAATAAGACTTTGGTATGGGGGCTCTTGGAGTGGTCAACTAGATTATGTTGAGCGTTTTGGGGTAGACGTACTTGTAGCTGACTACAAGACGCTTCATGGCTCCCATACCCCTGCCCCGACAAACATTCAGCTATTGGCGCAGGCGGTACTAATGAAGCATAATTACCCCGATACAAATAATGTATACGCATGTCTGATTGAGCCTTTCAATGACCCAACCTACACGACGGTCATGTACCCATCAGAATACTTGCTGGAGAAAGCAAAGTGGTTGGAGGAAGTCGTAGAAAATAGCTACGCAAAGAATCCCGAGCGAGTGTTCGGGTCAAAACAATGCAAGTGGTGCTCAGCACTTTATGTCTGCCCTGAGGCAAGGTCACACTTGATTTCGTGTTTAAATAAAAAATAGGAGGATGTATGGATTGGATGAATAAAGAGGAAGACCTCGCGGGGGCAATGGAGTTAGTTCCCATTATGGAGGCTTTCATAAAGCAGGTTAAAGCGGTAGTTAAAGAAAAGCTACTTGAAAACCCTGAGGCGGTGCCAGGATTTAAGCTAAGAAAAAGCGGGAACATAACTGCTTACGAAGCTTCAAAGGTGGCGGAGATATTAATGTCAACTAATGTGCTGACTTGGAATGATTTCCTTGGTGCATGTAGGTACTCAGAAAGCCCTATGGTGCAGATTTGGGCAGACAAGCGAGGGATCAGTAAGGCTGAAGCCCGAAAGGACCTAAAGGAAAGGTTAAACGAATGTGCAAACACTCGACCAAAGTCACCCGCAATAATTAAAGATAATGGATGAATTAAAGGTCAGCATTAAGCTTAAGGGTAAAGCGAAGAACACCATACTTTGGCTATGCGAGGAGCTAGATATGCAACCCGCGGGAGTGGTCAGAATGTGTGTTTCAGATAAAATTACAAGTATGCTTGGGTGTCCCCCTAGTGTCACCGTAGGGACACCAAGTACTATCACGGAAGAAGAACCCTCAGTGTCACCGGAGGGACACCCACCTCGCGCACGCACACGGGTAACTAAGGATTTATCGTTAGATAAATCTAACTCGTCCAAGGACGCGAGTAGGGATTTTTTCAAATCATTTATCGGGAAGATCGAATACAAGAAATTTCCCGAGCGAGTTTCCAAGGAAATAAAAAATCAATGGGAATCAATATTAGAGTCAAAACTGACACCAGCAGAAATGGCAGAGGCGTACAATCAGTATGTTACCGACTCGAAAGCAAACAACGATAAATTCAGCCACCCCAATTCTTGGATCGCGGGGCACGGTTGGGCAAACAAAGAAATGGAGGATAGGGATGAACCACGAGGCAATTATGATTTCTGATTACGACGCAGAGCGATCGCTATGCGGATGTCTTCAGTATGACGAGAAGGTAGGATATATTGTCTTCGCTTACGCTATTGAGCGAGGACTAACAAATGAATTTTTCAGCGAACCTGAGTTTCAGGCTTTTTGGCAAGCTTTGCTTTGCTCAGAGAAAGAGGGAGAGTTTGGGTTATTTGGAGCCATGGACAGGCTACCAAAAGATTTCACTCAATCCTATCCCTCATTCATGGAGGGTATTTGTCAGGCACATGACATTGTGACTGAAGACAGGGGGAAGAAGGCGGTAGATGAAGTAATTAAAAGACACCACTTCCGCAAGCTTACTGCAATCGCGTCAAACCTAATCAATGAAGTCAAGGATGCCGAGATACTAGCTGACCCAATTCAGTTGGCTAACGATACCGAGAAGTCTCTGCAGGATATAATTAAACCTACAAGCTCAACCTTGCAGGATTCAAATAACCTTACTGATTCAACGATTAACTCGATCAAGAGAACACTAACTCAGGGACCAGCAAGAATTGAACCTCACCTTCCTTGGTTGAAGTGGGGACTGAATGGAGGGTTTAAGGATAATCACCTTGTTGTGGTGGCGGCTCGCCCTTCCGTTGGTAAGACGACAATCGTATTGAACTTCGTTTACAATGCGGCACTTCAGGGTAAGAAAACACTGTTCTTTTCACTCGAAATGAAATCGGAATCCCTGTGGGAAAAGCTTGGTTTAATTCGATCAGAGAATGACGAGGGATTGCCCTATAAAACAAATGACGATGCGAGAAACAAGGAGAACGCTAGAGACCTCATCGAGTACATTGAGCAATGCCGACAACTACCTATCTACATAGATGATTTTGCTGGTTCTAGCATGAGCAACATTAGAACCACATCAAGGATTCTTCACCGCAAGGAAGGGCTTGATTGCATTGTTATTGATTACCTTGGTTTGGTAAAGCCTGATGACCCAAAGGTAAGCCGAGAGCAACAAGTTGCCGAGATTAGTAGATCAGCAAAACAATTAGCCAAGGAGTTAAATATTCCGGTATTCCTTATTTGCCAACTCAATCGAGCTTCAGTTCAACGAGGATCGGAACCGCAACTCCATGACCTTAGAGAGTCAGGACAAATAGAACAGGACGCTGATGTGGTTATCCTGCTCCACAGAGAGTTGCTTGGGGACGACAAAGAGGATGTCAGGGTTATTGTGGCAAAGAACAGATTTGGGGGGTGCGGAAACTCATTAAAGAGAATCAAGTTCAAGCCGAAATCTCAAAGATTTATTCAGGTAGAAGACAATAGGCTCAATGAAGGTCATAGAGAAGTTAAAGGTCTCTACAACACAGAGGAGGATAGAATATGATACATGAAAACAGTAGATCGTCGTACGACGATTTAAAGCCCGAGCTAGGTGGCAGGCAGAAGCAGATATACATGACTATGCTTAACCACATGCCCGTAGCTACCGACAGGGAGATAAAAGATAAGATGGGGCTGAGTGACATGAACTCAGTAAGACCAAGAATAACCGAACTCATAAAGTCAGGTCACCTAGAGGAAACCGATAGCACCAAATGTCCAGTAACCAATAAGACGGTCAGGAAAGTTAGGATCGTTAACTGCCCAAGGAATGGACCGATATGGACGATTGGCGACCAAATGAACCTTTTTTAACTAACAACAAAAAATCAAATAAAATACGAATATGAATGGTAAAATGTTATTCTATGGAAATGTAACGCTCGTGGCAGATGCCGAAGAGGTAAAGGTTGGGGATAAAACCCTAGTCAAATTCAGGGGGGCTTGGAATGAAAAGCGTAAAGGTGAAAGCCTGGCGTCTTTTGCAAACTTTGAGTCCTGGTCAGAGTACAAAAACGAACACATCATGAAGTTCTTCAAGAAAGGCAAGAATGTTCATGTCCGCGGTAGTATGTCGGAAGACACCTACGAAGACAAGGATGGCAAAAAGGTTCGCACCTATCGTTATCGCTTGGATGACTTCGATCTCCTCGACAACCGGAAATCCAATGAAGACACCGATTTTTGATGTCATTCGCGGACTTTTTCGTTTCTGCTTTTTTCTACCCAGAGGGGTGCGCACTTTGTGGCGCACTCTTCTGGTGTGGGGTCGTGTTTCTCGGATATACCATGAGTCGGGGGCCAAGGGCTTGAGGCATTGGAAGAGTGTACGTGGGGTATCGAAGGGTAACCTTCGTCCAAAATCTTCGCAAGAGTCAAATAGTAGTCGAACTCCTCCTCACCGATAAGATGATTGACACCACTCATTGAGTAACACATAAATTCGTGTGACGGATGTGGGCAATACTTTTTTTGGTAATTATAATATTTTTAGCCTCTTTGCTTTATGTGGGACCTAGAGACGATAATTCAGATGAACAATGAAGCGCAGGAAGCCTTTGACAAGAAAAACGCCTATGAAGCGCATCAGCGACAAGAGGCGCAAAGAGTCCAAGGAATATTCGAGCAGGAGGTTGCGATTTTTGACGGAGCGTCCTATGTGCGAAGTTTGTATGACGGAGCCCTCGACCGACGTTCACCACAAGGAAAAGAGGGGGAAGAATTATCTTAAAATGGATACCTGGTTGTCAACTTGCCGTAGGTGTCACGACCGGATCCACAGGGAGCCAATTTGGGCTAGAGAGAAAGGATATTTAGCGTGAGTACAATAGGCACACAAAAAGACGATAAGGAATTAATGAAATCCGCTCTTAAGGAATTTAAGAAACGGGCAAAAAAGAAGTTTATGGATGGCATTGTAGAACATAACCCTAAAGGCGAAAAGGGAATGTGCATGATGTCCATGAAGGATAGAGTGCGTTGCGCCAAGGAAGAGGTTATAGACCTTTGGTTCTATCTCCACTCCTTGGAAGACGGAATCAGTAAGACAAGGGATTTTATGTTAGAAAAAGGGTTTGTTACCCCAAACAGCATGGAAGACTTTCA